TCTATCACTGGAGCCATAGTATTCTCTCCAGTCACTTTCTTTAGTTCCGCGACGTTTATTTTTCTTGCCTTTAAGTGGTGGCTTAGTAGTTTTAAACTTTGCTAGTTTCTTGCCTATGTACTTTTGATTTGTAGTGGTGTTGGTGATAAGATATACAAAACCTTCGTATTCGTTTGGTATATTATCTATCTCTTTACCTTCATAAGTCCACTGCATCAATGTACTTATTATTTGCCTTTATCTTTTGCCTGTTTCTTGGTTTGATAAGTGTCGTGTATCTCGTCCATACGTTCTTTTGCAAGTTTACGAATTTCACGCAACCATCTTCTGCTTGCTGCGTGTGTTCGATGTGACTTACGAGATTCAAACGCTTCGTTGGATTTAAAATAGTTTATGTAAGCCTTAGTTAATTTATCGTGAGTGTCGTCGTCAATCATAATACTCTGCCTCCAACTTAATTGGATTATCTCCGCTTGCATACGCTGCGACTTTAGTAGTACAATCTCCGCCTATGCCTTTTAATAATGCTCTTTCTAGTTGTGCTTGTCTAAAAGTTAAATCGTGATTTATTTCTTTAACTACATCGCCGGCCATAAGTCCTTTTACAGTTTGCAATGCAATAATGCCTTGACCTACTGCTGGAATAATTGGTAGCCTGACAGTATGGCACAAGGTAATACCTAATGCTTGAAGTCCGGCTTCTGCCAACACTAATGCATCATACTCACCGCTGTCAAGTTTTTCTAACCGAGTATCGATATTTCCTCTAATAGGTTTAATTACAATATTTTTGTCAGCATATAATTTTTTTAGTTGAGCTGTTCTTCTTGGACTACTTGTGCCTAAAACACAGCCGTCAAATACTTTTCCTAATAGTACATCATAAGGACTGTTCCGCTCTAATACTGCGCTAATCTCTAATAACGGATGTTCAGCATCACCAGGCATATCTTTAAGACTATGTACAGCAACGTCTACTTCTCCGTTTAATAGTGCTTGTTCGATTGCATTACAAAACACACCCTTTCCGCCTATTTCGTGTATAGGTGTATCAGGATGTAAATCGCCTGCTGTTTTAATAATAACAATTTCTGTATCACAAGAAAGTTCATTACATACACGTTCTGCATATGCTAATGCAAGTTTACTTCCTCGAACACCTATTCTAAGAATCATAGTGCTGTCTAACCTTTTGAACAAAATAGTTTACATTTTCTGTAGGAGTAGTTTTTGTAATGCCGTGACCTAAACCACAAACCCAACCAGTAGTATTACTTACTGTGTCTAACCATTTGTCTAATTCATACTGAAATAGTTTTGGCTCTAATAACATATAGGCTTCGTTAAAGTTGCCTTGTACAAAGCCTGTAGTAGTGTTTAATGTTTTTTGTAAATCTACTGTGCTATCAATGCCAATTCCTGTCCACTTCATTTTCTTTACTTTAGACAAACTAGAAGCAGGAAGTCCGCGAACATAGTAACCTACATCTCCAATGTTTGCAATAGATTCTAACATTGGCAAATACGTTTTATCGTAATAGTTTTTACTTATATTACCTAAGCCACTATCAAGTATCATAACAGCGTCAGCACCAGCTGCTTTTTGTACTCTAATACTATCTTTTAGTAATGGAATGATTACCTTTTTAAGATACATTGTTTTAAATTCATTGCTTGCTTTGTTAGCACCTAGTGCATAGTTAAGCAAACTCCAAGGACCGCCAACAAAGCCGATTAGACTTTTATTATCCGGAAGAGCTGTACGAGTTGCTTCTAGTGCATTACTTTGAAATTTGATATGGTGTAGTGCTTTGTCGACGTCGGTATATTGTTCCCAGTTGTCTTCACTAAGATGTATTTGAAACTTAGGACCCGGATCAAACTTTAACGGAAGACCTAAGCCTTCTAAGTGCCAAAGTATATCACTAAACAAAATTGCAATGTCAAAATCAAACTCGTTAATAGGTAACATTGCAACTTCAGACGCAATTTTAGGAAGTTTACACATTTGTTCAAAATTGTACTTTTCTTTGAGCTCCATATAGGAAGGTTGATATCTTCCTGCTTGTCGCATCATCCAAATTGGAGGACAATCTTGCTGTACTCTGTTTATTGCATTTTCAAATTTCTTATTTGTCATTCAATAATCTCGATATCATTTTCATAGCTAGTAAATCCATTTTCTTTGATAACTTTCATAACATGGTTAACTCTTCCTACTAGTTCATCCTTATGGGATATAAGATACACGTTCTTGTCGCCTTCTCTACCCATTTTCTTAAGAACACTAAGTGAACTTTCAACGCCAGCAGTATCCATACCGCTATCAATCAGCTCATCAATAAACAACAAGTTAATTTTTTGATATAAACTCTCCCACACATCACGGAATGCAAAGCTCATACCTAGTATAAGTCTATTACGTTCACCTCTTGACAAGTTATCAAAGTCTAAATCCTGACCTAGTTGTGTTATTTCAACGTTCAAATCGTTTTGGAATACAACTTGATGCGGCAACCCTAACTTATCAAGATAGTATGTAAGTCTGTTGTTAAGATACATCAAGTTCTGATCAATAATCTTCTTACGAATGAAGCTATCTTTGTTAGTTAACAGTTTTAACAAGAAGTCCTGGTGTTCTTTGTATTCAGTTAGGTCATTAACTGCTCCCCAGTTAAGTTCTTGCATTGCACTATTGTTTAATTCGTCAATTTGTGCTTGATAAGGATCAATGTCGTCTACTTTTTGCGCAAGGGCTTTTGTTAAGCTATCAACATTCTGTCTATGATCGTATGCTTCTTTAGCACTCTCATAGAAAGTAGTAGGTTTGCCGTTAATATCACCAATGTCTTCAAGACCTTTTACAACATCGTTAACTTTAACAGTAATCTCTGCTTGATATGCAATAGCATCAGCTAATTCTTTAGTTTTGCGCTCTGCAATCTCTGCTTTTTTGTCTGCATGTAGCTCTTGTCCGCAAGTATAACACGTTGCGTCATCTAAATCTACGATGTCTTTATTTGCTTGTTCAACACTCTTGTCCGCACGTACTAGTGCTGGTTCTAACGTACTTAATTCCTTTTTAAGAGCCATAATAGCGTTATTATGCTTAGACCAATTTGATAATTTTTCATGTGAATCTAATTCAGTGTCAATGTCTAAATGTTCTAGCTCTGTAATGCCTAATTGCAATTTAGCACAGTCTTGGTCCTTTTTAGAAAGCCAAGCACGTTGCGTTCTGCTCAAACTATCAATAGTAGTGCCAATTTTTTCATTTGCAGTTTGTATGGCATTAATTTTTAGTGTCTCTTCTTGAATTGCATCCTTAGTTTGCTTAGTTTGCTCTTTAAGGGCTTCTGCTTTTTCACTGAGAATAGTAATACCTAGTAGTTGTTCAATAATAGCACGTTGATCATTTTGTCTCATAGATAAAAACGGTTCAGTGTACGTATTAAGTGCAACAATGTGCTTAAACATATCGTGCGACATATCAAGTAAGTGATTAATTGACTCTTGTGTCTTGCGACTGTCACCTTGCGACTCGTCTGTCATCTCTTGTTCTTGTTCATCTACAAAGAACTTGAGTACATTAGGCGACCGACCACGTTCAATACGATAATTAACATTGTTCTTTTCGAAGTGCAGTGTAACTAACATGCCCTTTGAGTTTGTTTTGTTAATTAAGTTATTCTTCTTAATATTAGTAAGTGCAGTACCATATAGTGCATACGATAGTGCATTAATGATAGTAGTTTTACCAGTACCATTTCGTGATCCGCTATCATCACCGCCTTGATCCAAGTTTTCACCTAGTACAAGGGTTAATTGATCTCGATCAAAGTCTACAGCTTGAGTCTGATTACCCACACTCATGAAGTTCTTTACGGTTAAGTCTTTAATACGTATCATAATTCGCTATAAATATCCATTAATGTTTTCTTATTGAAGTTGTCAGAGTCAATTGCAGCAATCTCTCCTGCTACAATTTGATCTACGCTTTCAAATTGCTCGATGTCTAGTTGTGTACTAATTTCTTCTAGTGACTTTTGTGGGATTAAACTAATTTCACGACAGTTGTAGTTATTAATGAATGTTTCTTTAATAAAACTTGCTTCTTCATAACTAATCGGCAAGTCTAAATTAACACGCAGATACATATTAGGTTTAATAAGCGTATCTGCTTCATCAATCAACTGACTTAGTTTAATAGTTCGATACTTTGGACAGTCTTCCCAGTTAAGATATACTGGTTCTTTGTCGTTTTCTCTGTCAAGTATCATCATCCCACGTGCATCATCCCACGCATCAGCATAGTTGTGTGGAAATGCGTTACCTAAGTAGTGTACAACACCTTGTTGCTGACGTTTGTGGAAGTGACCACTAAACACATACGACTGATTAGCAAAGTCTTCTGCTCTAAGCTCTCCGTGATCGGGCATTTGCACCATAGCGTTCATATAGAAGCTAGGTAGTTCAAAGTGTCCAAACACATACTTGCTTTTTAGCTTGCGTAGCTTCTTCCATTCGTCGCCTACAAGCCAAGGAACAATAGTTACATCCTCGATTGTAGTAATTTCGTCTACAAACGTAATACCTGGAATGTGTTTAGCAAATGCAGTACTATTAACGTCACGCTTGTCTTTATAATACAGGTCGTGATTGCCATCAAAGAAGAAGAACTGCTCAAAGGCAGCTCCTAGCTTTTCCATGCTTCTAATGGTAGCGTCCATAGTAGTTAAGTTTAGACTATTTCGATTATGGTGCCAATCGCCACAAAAGATACCAGTTTCACAACCGTTATCTTTTGCTTGTTGAATGTACCAATCAATAAAGTCCTCACAATCTTGATTGTGAACTTTTGAATTACCCTTCAATCCAAAGTGAATGTCTGTAAAGACAGCAGCTTTTTTAAACAAAACAGTTTATCCTTTAGTTTATATACCTTTATATTATATAACAGATATTATAAAAAGTCAACCTATGTTTTAGTAGAGTTAATTTTTTCTCTACGCTGTTGCGCTTCCCACTCACCCATATTTTGCCTTGTAAAGCTAGGGTTCATATCGTTCATTTCTAAGATATCGTCACGTATGTTTTGCGCACGTTTCTCAATATTGATAACACGAACAAAGCTATTGGTAACTGCGGCAGTGTAATATGCAAATGGATTATCCGACTTAGATTCGTCAAACTGTAAGCCAATCTGTGCAAGTTGCAGTATTGCTTGTCCGCGCATTTCATCATTGTAGGTGTATCCACGTACATTGCCTCGTGTAGCATACCGATCACACAGTTTCATCCACATCATAGCAAGTTTAGTAGTTGCCTTGCCATCTCGCAGTGCAAATCCACCATTTTCCATACCACCAGTCCAATGTGATTTGCCTACACACTGTAACTCGTTGTGTTCGTTAAAGCGAAAGTGCTGAAACGGTGGAAAGTTTAACTTAACTTTGTGGTCTGCAACTGTTTTAGGAGTCTTTTTCCTGCCAGGCTCGTCTGGAATGTGATCAAACGTCATAATACGAAAAACTAAGTCTGTTTTTTTAACTTTACGATAATCAACAGCGCACTCTGCAAGTTTAACTTTCTCCCCTGCAAGTTTACGTGCATCAAAGTCTATGTGCTGTAGCCGTTTCGCTTGCGCTCGTTTCGCCTCAGCAATAGTTCTAATATTAATTTTGTCAATACTAAGCAGAATAAGATCAAATCTATGATCGTTATCAGATACAAAGCTACAGAACGTAGTTTTTGATTTATGTATTTCTTTAAGTATATCTTTATTATTTAGGTAATTTATTTTTCTAGCCATTAAGATCTCCGGTTGTCTTACTACTATTATAAACTACATACATTAAAAAGTCAACTAAATAACATAGTAAAGGAGACAAATAATGTATATAGGAAAAAATCAACATGCCAAATTATAATCCTGGCGGATCAGTTGGGACATCATTTACTCAAGCAGCAAAATCTCAAGCTCGTAACACTGTTTCCCCTCAATCATCAGTAAGCAGTTTGTTAGGCAGCGCAGCACAATTTGGCGAAGGCTTAATAGGGCAAGCTGGTAATGCTATAAAAGGCATTGCTGACGATGTATTTAGTGCTAACGGATTTATGAGTTTGTTGCGTGGCGGAGGACTGCCTAAATTTGGAATGCCCGGCGGCGTTGGATTCAGTGATGTTAAGTGGAAAGGCACCGACAATGATGATTGGCGTGTTAGACTTTCTATACCGCCCGGTATGGGCCTAGAATCTAATCTTAGTAGTGCATTAAATAAAACTGCCGGATTAGTTTTTCCATATACTCCATCAATTATTATGTCCCACAGTGCAAATTATGGACAAGTTAAACCTACACACAGTAACTACCCTTTTCCTGTATACCAAAGTAGTCAACCTGATAATATTCAAATTAGTGGCGACTTTGTAGTTGAAAGCGAAGCTGAAGGTATATATTGGGTTGCAATGGTACACTATTTAAGAAGTGTTACAAAAATGTCCTACGGAAATTCGACCAATCAAGGTTCACCACCGCCAGTAGTACAACTTAACGGATATGGTGATTTTGTTTTTAAAAACGTACCTGTAGTAGTTCAAACATTTACTTGTGAATTACCTGCAGATGTAGATTATATTTACGTTCCGGCATTAGATACGTGGGCACCTACTAGATGTAACGTAGCAGTTGTACTAATGCCAACGTATAGTAGACGAGCAGTACAGCAATTTAGCTTAGACAAATTTGTTAGTGGCTCATATGCCAAAGGCAATGGAACAGGATTTATTTAATGGCATCATATAGCGGAACAAGTCCTTGGTTTAATACACCTACAAAAGAAGGACAATATCTTGATTTATTATCAATACGTCCTATACCTGCTGAATCAGATGATGTGTTGTATACAGTACAACCACAATATAATCATAGACCTGATTTATTAGCATTTGACTTATATGGTAATAAAGATTTGTGGTGGGTGTTTGCACAACGAAATATGGAAATAATTAAAGATCCTATATTTGACTTAGAACCAGGTGTTGAAATATACATACCAAAAGGCGATGCATTAACAAGACTATTAGGAATATAATATGTCATCACATTTAAATCCTCAGAATTTAGCTGCAAGATTGAAAAGCGCAGGAAAAAGTTTTTCTGACACAATTGATGCAACTTCGCCAGAAAATTACGCAGTCGAGATGAAAAAATTTGCTCAAAGTGCAAACATTTCAACAGATGGAGTTGTAGACTCGGTCATCGGATCTGTACAAGATGTAAAAGGCGCCACAGTTAATCTTGCAAATAGCTTAAACGGATTAACTGGCCCAGGAATTGGTCAAAGTTTTGCAGGACAGTTTGCTAATAATGTCACTGCTTCATTACTAGGTAAAATCAGCGGCGGCATAGGTGGGTTTTTAAGTTCCTCGTTTGGCGGAGGTTTTGGAGCTAAAAATGGCGGGACTGGTAAACTACCAAATCCACTAGAACAGTTTGCTAGTTTTAATTATATTTTTACTCTAGGTTGTTTAAGTGAACGCGAACTATCGTTTCCTGATCAAACATATAGACGTAGAGATCCAGAAATTGTGATACTTAGAAGCGGAGGCGGCCCAACACCTAATAGTGCTACACTGCACGAAGCTAACGGAAAAGTTGAATATTATATCGACGATGTTAATATTGAAACAATTGTTGCCGGCAATGATGGATCACGTTCTACTAATGCTACAAGTATAGATTTTAAAATTATTGAACCATATAGTATGGGACTTTTCCTTCAAGCATTGCAAGTGTCTGCATTAAGAGCAGGCTATCCAAGTTATATCGAAGCCCCTTATCTGCTTAGTGTAGAGTTTAAAGGATATAACGATGCAGGACAATTTAATCATGCTAGTAATTTGCGTAGAATGTTTCCATTAAAATTTGTAAACGTTACATTTGCTGTAACTGAAAACGGCAGCGAGTATACAGTACAAGCAATACCTTACCAAGAACTTGCACTAACTGACGAAACACAATCAATTAATAATGATGTAACGTTTGCGGGTGCATCTGTTTCTGAAATGTTACAAACAGGTGCAAATAGTCTTACCCGTG